GTATGATCCACCTCTAATTGGATAATCTAAACTAAGTGCTTCTGTTGTTAAAGAGTTTAGGTTATCGATATCATCCGGAGCAATCCTTTTAATAAAGGGTTGTCCAGAATAACCACCACCTCTGATATCCTTATCGTATTTTAAATTTTTCGATTGGAATTCAAAGCTCTGGGGGTTATTATAGATATCTAATAATGATCCAGAGGGAGATATTGCCATTACTTAGGTAAATTATCTACGTATTTTTCTCTTGTAAGTGATGATTCTCCTTCTAAATCTGAAGCCACTAATGGATTTTGAAATTTAAATGGTGCCGGTCCTTTATAAGGAAGTGGTGGAATATTATCTGCTGATGTTATATCATGTAATGTAGATGCAGCTTGTGCCGCAGCAGTAGGTTCCACAGGAGCACCTGTTCCATCTGGGCTTAGATTAGATGTTAATTGTTGTCCTAATATTGAATTTGCCATAATTAATTAATTTTTGTTTATTATAAATATTTTAAACCGAATACTTCCTTGTATTTAAAGCTAATGAGGGTGATATTCTTTTTGATACTCTTCCTCCATCTAATTCTAAATTAAGATTAGCTTGTGAAGCACCTGATTGAACTGCTTGGGATATACCATCAAAAAATTGTTCAGGATTAAAACCATTAAGAGGTGTTGAACTACTTCCAAAGTTTCTATCATTAGATCTTTGAGAAAGAGGTTGACCTGAAATTTGTTGTGGGTTTGATTCAAATCCAAATTGGGTTGCTACATTATCAACACCTGATTCAAACGAATCTTTTGTTCTTTGAAAAGATATTGATTTAAATGTTTCTGAAGCGCCTGTAAAATTAAAATTTTTAAATTGAAATGCGGCTTTTATAAGTTTTCCAAATGCTATTAATAAATCATTAATAAGATTATTAGAAACATTAATAAGTTGAATGAAAGGATTAAAGGCTTGCACTAAAGTTCCAACAATTTCTACTAAACTTACAAAAGTATCTAAAATAGGCATTATTGCCATTGTTACTCCAGTAAATACTTCTTTTAATTTATCTACAGATGCATTAAATCTATCTGATACTGATGCTGAGGCAAGTTGGTCTGCTAAAATACCACCACCAAGTTCTTGTATAGCGGCTTGTTCACCTTTTGTTCTTTTTATAATTTCAAATCTTGCTTTAGCAGCTTCTTCATCTTGTAAACCTAATCTTGAAAGTTGTTCTTGTAATAATACTTGTTTACCTAATTCCTCACTAGACATTCCTAAAGCCGCAGCTAAGGTTTCTGTTTGAATAAAATTTAACTTATTAAAAGATGCGAGATCAATACCTTGTTTTCTTATTTCTCGTCCTACACCAGCAAAATCTTTTCTTAATGCAAGTTCTCTAGCTTGAACTAGATTTAATTGTCTTCCCAATAATAATTCAGCTGTATATTCCTTTTTAATAGAAGATTCAATATCTAAAAGAGATCTAGATATACCTCTTAATCGATCTAAGTCAATACCTAATCTTTTAGCTTCAAAAGCAGCCTCTGCTAATGCTTTAGGATTATTCGCGAATGTAGCTAGTATATCATCACTTACACCTGATATACTTTCTAATATTTGTCTTTCGGATAATAAAATACCTTCTGTTAAATTTAAGGCACCAACAGTTCCTAAAAAGGTTTTAGTTATATCTTCGGCTGTTTCGCCAGTTGCTAATTGTAATAAACCTATTTGAGTAGCAGCTTCTTGTTGAATTCCAGCTTGTTCAACTAAGGAAGTTTGAAATGATAATAATTGGCTTTCTAATTGTGCTCTAGTACCTAAAGCATTATTAATAGCTAAAAATTGTTTTGTAATTTTTTCTGTAGTAACAAAAATATTACCACTTACGTTAGCAATACCATTAAGAGAACTTTGTAATTTTAAAGATTCTTGGTAAGAAATTCCTAATTGTTTTGCTATTTTACCAGCTCCTGCATCTAATCTTATAAAAGCATCAATTACTTCAGTTAATATCAATAAAGGTAATGCGGCTTTAGCTGCGGAAGCAATTGATTTAGCTCCCGCAGCAAAGGCTTTTGTAGATGTTCCACCAGCTGCAGCTACACTACGTGCACTATTTGCTGCTTCTTTAAAAGAACTTGAAAATTGTCTTAGTCCTGGGATTGATGATACTACGTCTTCAGCAACAGAAAAGGGTTTTACGCCAAAATTATTTGCAATATTTGAAGATTCTTCTTCTATAATAGATAATTCAGCTGCTAGTTTTTGGGCTTCTTGAACTTGGGCTTCTAAAGCTATAGCTAATTCAAATTCAGATTCTACAGTACTTTCAGAAAATTGATCTCTTAATTGGGAAGCTGCAAATATTGAACTTTGAAGCTTTGCTTGATCTTTTTGGATTTTAGCAAGATTTTTACCAGTACCTAATTCTTTTAAACCTAAAGTAAAATTATCTTTTGCAATATTATTAAGGTCTCTAGTTATAGACCTAATATCACCTTTTTCTTGTTTTTCAAATTTTAATTGTGAAATTCGATCAGATACAGCATTAGAAGAATCTCTTAAATTTTGAAGAAGTTCACTAGATATACCAACTCTGTCGCTTTCTATATCACGGATTTCTCTAGCTCTATCTAATTCTTCTTGGGATGCCATTTAAAATAAAATTTATCACATATAAATATGAAAAGTGCCTACTTTTTGGTAGGCACTGATGCATTGTATACATTACTGGGTTTTATATCGGGTCTTTGTATTTCTTTTGAATTTTTTAAAACATTTGACTGTTTATCAGCTTGTTCTTGCTGTTTAGTAAAATGTTCTTCTATTTTTTTAAAAGTAAAATTTCTTAACCAAATAGGCATATTATATAAAGTATGCCAATCATAACCACCATTACCATGAAATACTATTTCATGAATTTGAGAAAATAGATTTTGTCTATATTCCGTTGTCAGGCCAAAAAAAGTTAAGATTAATGGGGATGTTGATGTCCTCCTCGCCATCTTCCCCGGTGTATTTTAAATTAATATCTGGTGATATTCTTTTAATTTCTTCACGTAATTCTCTTGAATCTTTAGCTAATAAATAATTGTCAACAAATTCTCTTATTGTTTTCTTTTCTGCATCTCCACTAACAGAAGTTATCATATATTTTAATCTTGTAGATACTTCAGTAGGTGCTGCATTTGGTCTTATTTTACTTTGACCTGCAATTTCTTTATCTATAGCTTTTTCATCACCATGAGTTAATATTTTATAAGTTATATCTGTTTTAGTATGGGGCAAAGTAAAACTAAATTGATTTATACCTACTTCTGTTAAATCTTTTTTATTTAATATTTTATCTTTTAAAGTAGTTAAATCTATTGTATATTCTTTTATATCATTTGTTATTTTGCTATATGCCTTAAATGTATAATCTTTACCATAACCTAATACACGAGATGCAATTAATAATGCATTTTTATCTCCTATTACAATGTCATTTATATCTACTTTAGATACTATTAAAGATTCAATTAATTTATCTAAAACTATACCTTTAGAAATATAATTTTGGTTAGTTAAAATATCTTCTTCTCTAGCAGTCATATATTTCATTTCAATTTTACCGCTAGATAAAGGATTGTCCTTAGGATATATTAATCCTTTAGAGGGTAATTCAACAACTTCAGTTGGGAATTTAAATTTTGGTTTTTCTGTAACTTTTTCCATTTAATAACTATATTTTGTGGATATAAATATATAAAAAAGAAAAAGGTGCTCAAAAGAGCACCTAATTCAAGGGTAGGAGGGGTAAAAAGTTATTAGAAGTTTAATATACAATAATCCATTGCAAGTGTTAAACTTAAATCAATTGCGGCTTCATTAGACCAATCGTATTCTCCAAATGTTGCAGTTTTAACATAAGCTCCTTTAATTACCCATTCTCCGACGATATCGCCAACAGGTCCTAGGATGTCTAATGTTAAGTCTTTTTTATAGAAATCAGAATAACCATCTCTACCAGTTACTGATTCGTGAGCCAAACGTGCCCATTCCATTACTGCTTGAGCACCTGATGGTGTTACTGGGTCATATAAGCTAATTGTCATATCATTCCATCTTACTTTACCTTTTACTTTACGGTAAACATTGATATGATCTAGTATAATCTCACCTGCTTCAAATCCTGGTGCACTAGCTGATTTTATTAAATAAGCTGGTAGCCCATCAATGTACATAATAAACCTATTTTGTACTTTAGGTTCGAATGCGGTGAACATTATTTCGTTTGGATCTAATACTGCCATGTTATTTTATGTTTATTATAAATATTGTCTATTTAGTTTTTTAAAACTCTACTCCTGTAGGAGTTATATTGAAATCTAGAATTATAAATTCAGCTGTTCTAGTTGGTTGGATAAATATTTGTCCTACCATTTGATTTCTATCAATTACTTCAGCTGTATTGTTTGCAGAATCCATTTGGACTCTATAAGCAAATAATCCTTGTCTTTGTTGTACTGATTCTAAATAAGGATTAACTTGATTTAAGAATCTATTTCTTGTAGCAGCCGTGTTTTGTTCAAATAATAATCCTTCAGCTACTTGACCAATTACACGTTTAAGTTCAATTAATAATCTACGAACATTTACTCTATCTAATGATGTTGCTTTTTGTTGTAGTGTTTTCTGACCAAATATTACAGGTCCTTGTCCTGGGAATGTTGCAATTGGATTAACTTTTCCTAAGTATAGTGTATCTCTTTGAGTTGGTGATAATTTTCTTTCTGCTTGAATTGTTCCTCCAACACCACCTCTATTAAATCCAGCGGGTGCGAACCATTCAGCTCCTAATCTATCATTTGTTGCATATACTCCAGGTATTACTGTTGAAGCAGGTACGTAAACTAATTTTCCTGTTTCATTTGATAATACTTGAACCCAAGGCCAGTAAGTAGCTGCATAACTTGTATCTTGTGTTGCAGCGTTTGTTACAGCTTGTGATATTGTTGAACCATAATCTCTAGTATCAACAATTGTCATAGCATCTCCTCTTTGTGTAACTGTATCAATCATTGATGTTACAGCTCCAGCACCATTTTGTATTGTAACACCAGGTGCTACTAATAATTCATAATCATACTCATCTTGATTTTGTAGCAAGCTAATTGAAGCTGTATAATAAGCAGGTTCTAATCCTTGGATACTTGAAACATCAATTTCTTCAAACATTTTCAGTTTAGTATTTCCATTAGCTCCACTTCCGTATACATTTCCTTTTGCTCCACTAAAAGCACCTTCTTGTAGGTGGTTTAAGTAACTACCACTACCTACTTTTGGTAATGATTGTGTAAATTCAGGTTTAAAATCACCTTCATTATCAAAATAATCGAATGTAGGACTACTTACAGCAGATACTCTTACATATCTACTATTGTTTATAAATGATCCTGTAGTATTAATTTGTCCTCCGTCTACCGTTGAAAAAGTTTTTCTTTGGTTACCTATTACTTTTTCAATATAATTATCAGAATTTGGATCTAGTGATAAACCAGGCCAAGATTCTAATATAATTTTGTTAGCATTTGTATCATTACCTTGTCTAATTAATAAATTAAACTGTCCACTTCCTGAATCTACATTTGCTATTTCAAATCTAACGTTGTCTCCTGATCCACTTACTAATGATCCACTAGTAGAAGTACTACCTGAGTTGTTCATTATTGCACCTTGTGATAAGGTTTCTAAAGTAAATGAAGCAGTAGTAAAATCTCCAGAACCTGTACCTATAGCAGCAATTACACCTGTTGAAGGTAAAAATGTACCCGATACTATTCTAGTAATAAGGGCTGTTTCACCACCTTGTTGGAAGTAATTATTAACAGCAATTGAAGTTAAATATTCGTATTTTATACTAGCACTTTCAAATGCAGCACCAAATTTATTTTTGTAATCACTATAAGAAGTAACTAAAGTTGGGATATTAACTGGACCTTTTACTGTAGGGCCTAATATAGCGGTACCTGCAGTTATAGGACCCTGTGTTATTAACGTTTGATCGTTTTCTCTGGTTAATATTCCTGGGGAAAGTAAAGTTTCAGCCATCGTTTATTGAATTATTTTATCTATTAATAAATATATAAGAAGTTTTAAAAAACATTATTCTGATGGGATTAAATCACCAGTTTTTAAATCAATTTGTGAATCACCATATTTTCCTTTTAACCTATCACCTAATTCTTTTTCAGTTTTAAGTAAATTAGAATACTGTGTTTTTAATATATTTTCTTCAGTTTCTAAATTTAATTTTCTTAATGCTAATTGACCTAATTGAAATGTAATTGCATTAATACTTTGTTGAAAATTTTCTAATTCTTTTAATTCTTCTTCTGTTATTTTTGTTTGCTTAATTGCCATAACTTATTTTAATTTAATTTTTATTTTCTAATTTATCTATACGAGCAGA